GGCTACTAAAGCTTTCAGCGGCTTTTTCAAATGCTTCATTTAACAATAAGGCTGTACCGGCTGCGGCGGCAATACCTGCGCCTACTTTTATTAATCCTACACCAGTAACACCTTGTAAGAATATTGCGGCTTGAGCGGCTGCCATCTGTGCAACTTTGAATGCGTTCATGGCTTTGACTACAATATATACTGAAGCGGCAACTTCTAATAGTCCCGGGCCAAAATTCTCAACTAAAACATTGTTTAATCTTCCTACTATGCCGAATATAAATTGAAATACATCTAGAATTACTGCACCGGCTCTACCTACTGCAATAAATCCTCTTACTACACCTTCGCCTATACTTTTTGCAAAAGCATCAATTTCTGTTTTGTTTGCTCTAAATAGTGCAACTAATTGTGTTAAGAAAACAGTTAATGTTGGCCTAATAGCATCACCAACTTCTTTTCTAAATAAAGTAAATGCATCACCTGTTTGTGAAATAGCACCTGTTAAGGATACATTTAATTTGCTTGAAACACCTTCGATACTGACACCAAATTCTCTGAATTTTGCTATTGTTTCATCAACACTGTAAGTTACACCTGCTTGGAATCCAGCGGCTGATAAAACACCCTTTTCCCTAAATACATCTGCCGCGGCAGCACCTGCACTAAAGGCTCTTTGTAATGAACTAACTGCTTGTTCAAAAGGTATCTTAAAGTTAGCGGCAATATCTGCGGCTAATTGTATGTTGTCCTGAAATTCTTGTAAATTATCACTTACTGTTAATAATGATGGTGCCGCACCAGCAATTTCATCAAATGCAAAAGGTAATTCTTGTGCTTTTTCTGTAATAACTTCTAATGCTCTAGCACCTTTTTCTGCCGAACCGGTTAAGTTACCTAAAGTAATTTCAATTTGTTCAAATTCTGCTGAAATGGCTAATGCTGAGGACAAACCTCTAAATGATGCTACAATACCACCTACAGCAGTTGCAACAAGAGCCGCTATAGCGGCAAATGATACTAGTCTAGTGGCATTTTTTCCAAAACCACCGTTTACTTTTCTGCTTTGTGCTTCTAGATTACCGAATTCATCGCTTAGTTCGCCTGTAACACGATTTAAATTACGTTGTATATCATATAATTTTTTATTTTGCTTTACACCTTCTACTGTCTCTACTAAACCACCCTTAAGGGAATTTCTTACATCATCAAAATCTTGTGCTAGGTTCCTAGTAGTGTCTACTAAAAATTTATTAGATTTAAATAAAGCATCTGTACCTTTAGTAGTTGCAACTGAAGCCGCACCAAAAGCCGCTACTGCTGTTGTTAAGCCGCCTAACCCTTGCTGTCCACTCAATTGACGTGCACCGCCACCGCTGGTTTTTAAATTACGTTGTAATTTGTCTAATTCTCTGTTAGCACGTCTTATACCTTGTATAAAATCTCTATCATTTAACTTTAAGGTTACTTCAATACTTTTTGCCATTATCTACTCAATTTTGTTATTTCTTTATCGATCAATTTTTCAATTTCTTCGATAGTGGGTTCAGTCATCCCCCTAGGTGCTTGTTTACTGCTACCATCATCTAGATATCCTGCATATGGATATCCGGCTTTAATTGTTTTACCAACTAATTTTGTGCTATTTCTAGCATTTCCGCCTCCCGATCTTGCAACCGGTGTAATGTTCCTAAAATATTTAAATGCTGGACGAATAACATCTCGACCTAGATCTTCTAAATCACGAAATAATGCTTTTACTTCTGATGTTTTTGTTTTAATTTCTATCATTTGTTCTCGATTTAAATTTATCCATCATTTGTTGTAGTTCTTCTTGCTTGTACATGCTAGAATCTACTTTTTTATTTGCTTTATCATGTTGCATTTTCTCCCAAGTAAGTGCAACATCAAATACCATCATATCAAAAGAATCGGCGTCAGATAACAATTTGCTGGGCAACACACCATATCTTTTTCCTATCGCATCTAACAACAATATTGTGTTAGTTGCTTGGCTTTTCTCATCAATGCGATAAGACGTTACTTTCCCAAATGTTGGCCAATTAACCTCATTGCTTCAGTCAATACATCAATTGGTAATGTCATTTCATCAGACATAACACTTTTACCATCTTCATTTAAGATAATATCTTTTAAAATATCAATATATTTGCCAACTTCATCTTGTTGAACGTCTGCTAATTTGGTAAAAATGTCTAATGGTTGTCTATCATACATGAAGAATTCTAATTCATCTCCGTATTTTTCGACTATTTTTTCATCACTGATTGTGATTTTGACTAATGTGGGTTTTTTTGCTAATTCTGATAATTTCATATCTTTCTCCTATTCATCTTTATCTAATCTGTCTTTTAAATTATGTACGGCACTTAGTGTAAATGCCAATCTACTCGATGCTTTTTCAACATCTTTTCTAGCACAACTTATTTCATTTAGTGCTTTCGCTATCTCCATCTCCATGCTCTTCAGCACTTCCTGGATCTTGTGCCTGTTCCAAATCTCCATAACTTTTTTCCTCTTCATCTATATTTATCTGTTTTTGTTTTTTTGGGCTTTTCACAGCCTCTGAAAAATCATGCTCTGTTTTAGGTGGTTGAATATTATATGCTTTGGCTAATTCACGCCAGTCGTAGTCAACACCACCTATAGTGACTTTATAATCTGCAGGGCCTATCCAAAGACCGTGTACATCATAAAATCTTTTTGCTATTTTATGCACTTGTTTTTCCATCTTGTCTCCTAAAGTGACTCCCCCATAAAGAGGGAGTCTTTGATTGGTTCACTTTATGGTAAAGTGGTCTTACTTAAATTACCATTAACAATGATTTCCATTGGTGATATCCAAACAGCCTGATCAATTGAGGCTGATGGTGCTAATCCACCAATAAAACCTTGGCCTGATAGATAGTAATCACCACTATCTGCACCTTCGAACGCAACAGAGAAGAATACCTCTGTTTTGCTATTTGATGTGCTCCAAAGTCCAACGTTTGCAACTTCGTTACTTGCGTTAGAGGCTCCGAAGAACACATCATCATCTAACAACATGTTTAGAGAAATTGAATTCTCTACTACTGTTGTAAAGGCACTTGACGCTGTAGAATCCAATGTTGAATACCTAACGGTACCCGGTGTGGTCCCCACATTTATGTCTTGTACTAGTGGTACTACTAAACCATTTGCCGCACCTGGTACGGCCAATAGGCTTGTATTACCTAAAGTAAGGATTGCTTGTGAACCGCTTGTTACATTAATTACTGCCATGTTTTCTCCTATACAGTTGTAAAGTTATACTCGAAAGTATATGTTATTACATCCTCTGCGATTGCTGTTTCATAACTACTGGTGTTTTCAACGGTTCCAGTAATCACGTTACGGGCTATAAGCAGATTCGCAACAACGGTGTCTATATCGCTTAATTGATTTTTTGCATCTATGCTCAAATAGGCATTGATAGTGGTTGTGGTTTCATATATGTCATTCCCATCGAGAGTGTCATATAATTCTACCACTGCAATTTCTTGCTCATCTACATATACAGTGTTCATGTTCTTGTCATACAATGCAATACCACCCGAAATGAATGGTAATTCACTGCTAACAGAAAAAGAACTGTGTCCGCTTAGATTTGTTGTAATTTGACTGATTAAATCTGTTCTCTTACTCATTATCTAACCTGAACAATACTTCTTCTAGATCTAGAACGTCTTGTTTTCATATATGTTACTGCCTTTTCATCTGCTTGAATAGTGCCATCGTTATCGAAATCATACCAATCTGCTATTGAAATAAGTTCATTGAATAAATCATTGAACTTTGCATCATAGTAATTGATTTTTGATACTTCTTCACTTTCAGGATTACCAAAATCGGCAATCAATGGAAAGATATATTGTGCAAATGAGTGATAAACACACATTTCAGTAAACGTATCACGTCTACCATTTGCATTTCCTGGATCTATAAGATTAGGATTTACACTTGGTAGTTCATTTAGATTACTGATTGGATTACCAACATATGCATTATAACTTTGCCACCATGTTGAGGCTTTTAACTTTAACAAGATACGATCGGTGCTTTTTTCCAACATGTCTTCAATGAATTCAGTAACATCTGCAAAACCTGACTCAGCAGGTATCTTGATGTTATTTCCTTCAAATAAACGTTGGTCCTTTTGCACTACATCTGTGTATTCTGCAAATGATATTACATTTCCGCCGCCATCTATTATAAATGCCATAAAATCTCCTTAACTATTAGGCGTCTGGTAAGTTATTGCTTCTAAATAGTCTAGTACCTGCAATTAAGGCAATAGATGCATCTCTCAATGCATTGTTACCTAGATCAGATAACGAACCTACTGTTGTTCCGCCTGCAAGTGCGATTTGCTGATTAATTGCAAATTCAAATGCTGGTGAAATAATACCAATGTATGTTCCGTCTAATCCTGTAGGTGCATTTTGACTTCTTAGGTTAGCAACACCTTTTGCAATCGCTACTACGTTTGCAACAGCAGAACCGATTGTTTTGTTTGCAGTCATTCTTTGACCAAATCCTGCTCTGAGTGCTGTATAACCATCTCTCATGGTTGCTCTCATTTCATGGATATCAGTGTCTGGATTGTACCACATTTTAACTACTGGTTCTCTTTTTGCGGCGTATGCCATTGCGTCAGGTGACATCACAAAGTTAACTGAGTGAGTTGTAGAGTTAGCACTTTCTTCACCAGTATCACCGTTGGTTGTGAATGATGTATTCGCAACACCTAGTCCTGCGACGTCTGATGCTTGTGCTAGACCACCTGAAAGTCTTAATAATGTAGCATTTCTTACTAGATCAAATCCACCATCTTCCAATGATTCTTCAGTTACATCTGAAGCAACACCTCTTTTTGTAAAAGTGATGTTAGCCGCTGTTGGTGTTAAGTTAGAGTTAGCACCTGCTGTGCCACTGATACTTGCACCTTCAGTGATTGTTACACCATCGGTGTATTCATTGGTAAGTGGGAAACGGACTTGGCTGCCTGAACTACCTGCTACTACGAGTGAGTTCCTAATTATTTGCTGGTTAGGTAGCAAAACAGCATCCATGAAATATGGTACTAGATCTGCGACAATATCAGCATACAACTGTTGAACTGTACTTGCTGTTGTATTTGCCATTGTTTTCTCCTATATTGACAATGTTTTAATTACCTTTAATCTTATCCATCATCTTAAGAACATCTGAGTGTGTTATACTCTCTCTGCTCGATGTTGGACTACTTCTGCGTATAGTCATATACGCACTTCTGTATTCAGTATCGTTATTTAATCTGGTTGTATCTAGTGCTTTTACACCTCTATCTACTGCACCGGATGTTTCACCATACTGTACATCAACACCTTTTTTGCCAAAATTAAGACCTAATGATTTACCAACAACTTCAACTGCGGCATTGTAGTCCGGTGTTTCGCCATCTGTGGTAAGATAATTCTCACCGTTTCTGATTGCAAAAGTATCACCTTCTACTGCCAACATGTTTCTGGCTTTCATTAAATCTACCACTGCCGCTCTTTGCTCACCGCTCCAATTACTTGGCATTGCTGTTTGCAATTTGCTCATATGGTCTTTCAACAACAAGTCTGTTTTCAAAGAATTAACCTGTGCTTTTAGTTCTTCAACAGTTGCTTCACGTTTCTTTACTGCATCACGCAATGATTCAACGTTGAGGCTTTGTCCTTCTCCGGGATTAACCTCTTGCAGTGTTGATACAACCTTTTTCACTTGATCAATGCTGTCAACATTTAATTCAGAAAGAAATTTACTTTCTGTTTCATGTCTAGCATTTGCGGCTATTTTATTTGTGTCGTCACGTGTATAAACACGTATCCCATCGACAAATAATTTCCCGTCTCTCTGTTCGACTTTTGGTGTTGTATTAACATCAGATTTTGGTTCTGTTTGTGCTTCTGCTACTGCTTCAGCATTATCAACAGGATTCTCGGAATCTGTTACCGGTTCAATTATATCGTTTTGAACTAACGTATCTGTGGATGCTGTATCCATTTATTCTCCTTTTTGTCGTAGAAGTTAACGTATAACTTCGGGGTTTACTTGTGCCCCTACCTAAAGACTGTTATTAGTGTAGGTAGAATCTATCAATTGATTCAACCTCATCTTAATTTTATCTTTTAAATTGTTCTTAAATTGAGGTATTTCTTCAACGTCTACACCTCTTGCCATTTCTATTCTCATCTCATATTCTTCATGAGTTGCGAATGGCATATAAATCATTACACCATCTTCTTCGTGTTCATGATAACCACTACCACCTAATCTTCTTGCTTCTGCTTCTGCTTCTTGTGGTGTTGAGTATTGTGCGGCTTCATATGATTCTACATCTGCTAGGAACACACTGGCATATCTTTCATATGCATCTAATAATGTGTTCATTTCTTTTATTTCATTTTCTACACCTTTTTGGCTATACAATCTGTTGTAACTGATTGATAAATCCTCTGGAACTGGTTGATCTTGCCAGTCAAACCAAATTGTCCACAAATTGTATTCTGCCTGCTCCATTGCTGTTGCTTTTTTGCGGATGAATGCTTCTAATTTTGAGTCATACATTTCAATTTGTACGCCGGATCTACTTGCTTTGATTAGTTCATCACTTCTAATCATTGCTGTTTGATTCATTTTTTCTATTTTTTGATCCATTATAGCACGTATTTCACTTAATGAGTCCAATGCTGGCGAAACAAATTCAAACACATAATTAGGCTGCCCGTTGAGTGCGGCTTGAGTTACAATAATTGAGCCTGGCTCTGCACCTACACTGTTATCATTACGATTAAGTGTTTCTTCATCAACCACAGTGACAGGGTGAGCCCCATATGATAATGCTGAATATACTTCAGCCATATCTGAATAAACACTACGTTGAATCTGTGCAATATCAAAGATTGGCGTGTGGCCTATGCCTTTATATATTGGCGTGCTTTGATAAACGGGTCTTACGGGAACGTAACCCAATGGGTTGTCTTGTATAATCCTGTAAAAACCTTTTCCATTTTCTGATTCTATGAATTCAGCATTAAGAGGAACATCAATTTCTTCTGCATCATCACCTTCGCCTGTGGGCATAAAGATAATGTGCATTTCATCTGCTGTGATATATTGATATACTTCAAAATCTGGTTCTTCTGCTGTTCTAATCAGTATATTGGATAATTCTAAATCACCATCTTCGTTGTATTTGTAATTCCAATTGAATACGTCTATTGGTTTGTGCATTCTCCATCTTGCGTATTCTGAATTACCTTTTTTGATACAACTTACCCACACAACACCAAACACTGTGGTAAATGTGTCTACCATGCTCATGAATTCATTGAGTGAGTTGCCTTCTCCATCTGCATTCTTTTTGAAATCGTTTACATCTTCTTGATCTGGTAAAACACGTTGAGGGGGTGTTCTAAATAATATTGCATTGTATTCGCTAGTGTATAATCGTGTGTACGGAAACACTGGAACATTGTTTAATTTTTCTTGATAAAAGTTGCTGGCGTATTGTAAGCCTGTTTCTGCTTCTGTTCTGCTGTTGACTCTGGTTACTTGGCTTTTGTATCTTGCTATTTGATTACCAAAATCATCTACGTCATATGTATTGATTGTTTCACTGGGTGTTGAATAATCATTATCATATGCTTTGAGATAGTTACCATCTCTATATTCGACGCCACCATAGAATGATTTAACTGCTAATTGCCAGTCATCATAATATCTGTTGTATAACGGGTGTGTGCCGGATATAAAGTCTAAATAATTGAATTTATCTGCCAAGATAGTCTCCGCGGTATTTTTTGTACATATATGCCACTATATTTATCAAAATGAGTGTGTTTTAACCAAAATGCCTGCACGAATGACGGAGTTAGATTTAGATTTGATATCAATTCGCACAGGACTTTAAAATTTATAATGCTAGGGTGTCTTTGTCTGTCATTTTTTCAACAGGTTTTTCAATATTTCCAAATATACCGGCTTTTTGTAATAATGCCAACATGTGTGGCATATCCCATATTGAGAACTTATAACCTAGACTTTGTGCTACTCTACGCATGTGTTCTCTGTTTTTTGATCCTTTATACTTTTGTATTGCTTTCAATGTTTACTCCTATTGCCTGTTCATATTCTTCTTTGCTGATTGCATCTGCTGTTATACAACCTGTTTTCATTGCATAATTTTTCACAGCATTCATTACATCATCTTGACTATCGCATAAAAAATACTTATATGATTCTTTTATATTGTAATTTTCAATATTGGCTAGTGCATGAGGTTCTTCTAATAACCATTTGTAAGTGAATTTAACAAAAGCCAAATGCTTTTTATTTTCCGTCATTGTTTGGGGCATATTTTCCTTGTTTGAATATTCTATCAAATTTGTCTTGATAGTCATCTGAGAATGTGTTTGTTCTAGGTGCAGAACCTTTACCGCCATGTGTTTGTCCATAAAATGGTTTTAAGCCATCTTTTAGACTACGTGCGGCTTTTAGTTCTGCTGATTTGTCAATTAACTTTTCTGCTTGTCTAACAGTTGCTTTGTCGAACTTTTCTGTTGCTTTTTTGTCAAAAGAATCAGTTGGCATTGCGTTTCCTAATTTCACTGCCGAATCCTGCTAACAAA